AGCCGGTGCTAATTCCTTCCGCAGTCTTTTCAGCCATAGCTGCATAGTCCTTGGTTTTACGTTTCTATCAGGCGGCAGGTTTTCATCGTTATACGTGAGCGTCACAAAAGCGTTGCCTGGCTTAAGCGCTGCTTCGAGCATAATCCGATGGGTCCATATTCTCCGCCGGTTAATGCGACAGGGGAGGCACCGGCCACAGCCGTATGCCTTCCCGTCCTTTATGTATGGGTTTCCACACTTCACATTCGGTAGCCGATCCTCATTGGCCTGCCAAAACGGCGACGGCCTGCTCTGCCACGACGTCGGAAACTTCTCCTTCGACGTCTGAATGCCATGTTAGTCCTCCTAATGCCAGAACCCGAAGCCACGGTAGCGCTGCACAATCCATTCCCCGGTAAGTGGGTTCAACCTGTACCGTTGGTCTGGTGGCAGATTAGGCATGGAGCCGGGAGGTGGCCCATAGCCCAATATCATTTGTTGTATCCTATTCCGCATGTTCCACCAGGCAGTGCCTAGCGTGTCGTCCTCGAGCCTTTCTTGGGCGAATCGGGACATGACGGGGGCGTAGTTTCCGCTGGCTGTGATTTTATGATCGACATCGGGTCCAGCACCGTGTCCACGCCAAGGATGACCTTGTGCCGTATAGGGGAGATCGAAGTTCTCAATGCTGATACCTGGGAGATTACTAGTCGTACCCCCTCCACCTCTGCGGCGTCCTCCGCCGCCTGTATTGCCTTGCGCAGCGACGCCACCAGGGAGGAACCCCTGTGGTAGGACACTATTTCCTTGGCCATCGATTATACCCACTGTTCCATCACTTGGGATAGGCGGTTGCATTGTCTGCTGCATTCGCTGGATTTGACTAGCTAGCAGCTGGTTCTGGAGTTCGCGGTTTCTTAGGTCTAAGCCTTGTACCGCAGCCGCATATTGACCCGCCTGGCCAGAAGCTGTACTGCCCGCACTTATAGCACGGGAGATATCTTGGCCTGCATTCGCCACCCCCTGCGCCATCGGGGAGCCTATTTGTACTGGGCTGAATGAGTGCGTTTGCGCGCCCATCGCCACTAACGGGTGTATTCCCGCTTTCTTTGCGTCCGCTACTTTCCACTGTATGCCGCTTTGTGCAAATTCCTTCTGTAGAGCGATGTTTGCTGCTGCCTGCTTCTCCTGACTTTTTTGACCCATGAAGCCGCCCACTAGGGACGCTGCTGCTCCAATTGCGGGCCCGAGCCATGCCACCATCAGCATTTAATCCTTGATTTGAGGGTGTATCGATGTCGCCTTTGTTTTCCACCACCTTTGCCCGTTTTCTTGAGGGCATGCATAACTTCCTTTCTTACTTTACGCCTAACACAGGTCATTACGTTTGGTGGGCTTGTAAATCCTAACCTCGCTTTCGTTTGAGAGAATGGGGAGAAAAGAGCGTGCGCGCCTGACACCAATTTCACGCGCGCTATTCTACCGGATCGAGTTCGGTTCTTATTTGGTGTTTCCGGGTTCCAGGTCCGATCGTCCAGGTTTGCGGGGGGAGTATTAAAGATCTGCCTTGCGTATGAGGTGTAGTCCTCGACATCCGGCAGCGGCGGCGGCAACGGAGGTATTCTATAGGTTGAAATAGGAGTTGGGGTCGGGTCGTTAGTGAAATCATTGGTTTCACGCCGCCGCCGTCGTCTTGCCATGGGATGTCCTGCCTAGTCGAGGTGTCACCTAACGTAGTACACATCAAGTAGGTACTACGCGCAAGCAAAAAAATCCCCCCATACCCGCACCCTTTCCCCCACAGGGGAAAGGGCTAGAAGCATGAGGGGGATCAGCTTTATCCGGGTCTCGGGGGGCGCCCTACGGGCGAGGCGCCCCCACTCCCCCCTCCGCCGCCGGGGGTGCTGTGTCCTTTGGTTGAGGGTTGGGCGGCGTATCGGCCGGGGCTGGGCCCGGGTCCGGTACTGGTTTTGGCTCTAGGCCTGGCCCACCCGCCGCCCCATGGTCGAAGTCGTGTTCATAGGGGCTGGAAGGGTCGAAGTCGTCTCCCACTTCGAAGTCGTCCGCTTCGTCGGGAGTTTCGATGCCTTGTGCTTCGAGCGCTGCTCTCACGTGTTCCTGTTGCACCATCCTTCTAATTTTGAGGTGTAGAGGTTCTTGCCTCTCGAGCTGTAGAGGGGCTTCGATTGGAGTTGGGTCGGGTTTCTCGTGCCCTTCTTTATTGAGGTAGTTATCCCGCGCTCTTTCGGCGCGGGCATAGCGCGGGGAGAAGTCCCGCGGTTTTTCCTCGATGACTGATTCATATTTTACTTTCTTCATGGTCTGTCCTCAGTAGATGAACGATTGACCGGTACGGGCGACAAGGCGCCTGGCTTGGACGGAGTGATTTGCCATTATATACATGGTGTCGTTGATTGCTGATGGCCATATCCTTTCCGTTGGGACGCACTTAACGAAGTCGGCATTTAGGGCTGGGTCAGAGCTAAAAATCCTAGCCATGTGCCAGTAGTCCAGAGTGCTATCGCGGAACTCGCCAGCGATAGTGCTTTCAGTTCTACGGTATTCATCGTATCGGTCCTGATACCCGAATACTCCATCCGGTGTTGTGTGTCCTGCATAGACTTCCTTGTTTAGGACTTCCTGCTGTCCAATATGCTGCAACTCGCGCTGCCAGAAATCTTCCTTGACGCGACGGTTCCATGTGCGGGCCAGGCCTTGCACATACATAGTCTTAGGTCTCACTGACATTAGCGTAAGCACATAACCATGCTCTTCGAAGAAACGGCGATATCGATTGGAACGCATGGCCGCAATTCCATGACCTCGCATTTCGCCGACTGGATTTGTCCCTTCCGCAGTCTGTAGCACCTCGGAGAATTGAATTGTCTGCCTACCACCACCAAGATATTCGGGACGTTGTAGCCTGGCGTCGGATGAATTGACGCCAAGGTAGCGGAGATACTCAACATAGCGGCTACCGAACCGAGCGCGAGCTTCCTCGAAACGCTGTAGGGCGAGCGCTTCGCGAAGAGCGTTGATTGTGAGCGCCGAGACGCTTGATAGGTCTGCAAAGACCAGGGGCTTGGAAGAGGCACCGCCGCCGTCTCCTTTTACGTAGATACCCGGATTGTCTGTTGCGTAGGAACCGCCGGTCCATGTCTCGTTTGATAGCGGTGTTGTTTGCCTCACAGTTTGAGAGCTAGCCGATGGGTTTGCACTAAACCCGATGCCTTTAATAGGTGCATTACCTGTTAGCGGGACTGTGATTGCTGGGCCTTTTTGCTCCCAGGGCCTAGATGACGTGAAATAATCTTTCTCCCATGCACCATTCTGCATGGCTGTATTAGTAGTTGTGTCGGCACCATCTGTAAGGTCGATAGTGAGAGCGGTTTGCAAGTCCTGATCGCGGTAATATTCGTTCCAGATAAGGGCATAAGCACGGAACGGTAGAGCTGAGGCGACGATGTTATTGATACCTGGCGGGATACCGAGATAATCTGCGAGCGAACCAATAGCTGCGCCACTCCCCCCGCCGAATGTGATAGTCGGGTAAGTTGATGCGTTAAGCCCATCCGGTCCCCCCGTGATGAAGTTTTCCCAATCGTTCCAGATGATCCGATTTGGTACGAACCAATGGTGTATCCGTACATGAACAGGATGCATAACAGGGGCCAGAAGTGGCTGCGTGCGAAGCAGCATCGACGTTGCCTGTTGTACTGTGTCACCTGGCAATACTTCCATGAGCCCGACGGGTACGAGTTCCCCCATGCGCGCGGATAGCAGCTTATAGTGGGACAGCGAAAATTTTGACCGTTTCATTGGTAGCCTTTCTTTCTCTTTCGTTTTTCCCGTGCTTCTACATTTATCCTTTGTCCTTCGTTTTCCTCCAATATCGTTGTCTTGAAGCTCTTCGAATTAGTGAACGCATACTGTCGCAGAGGTAGCAGCTTCGCTTCCATTTCATCCAGTTTAACTTTCGGCGTAGACGTATCGCGGCCACAGCGCGCCCTGAGGAGTTTGGTCAAATACCGACCTAAGGGCAATATGGACTTTCCGTGTCGCAGGATCGAGGGAACATCTTGCGTTTCGTCTAAATGCGGTAAAATCGCACTTGCTATTTCCCAGGTTATATCCGCTCCGATGCCCGGCCGCAATGACATCCGCGCAAATTCCGGAGATCGATTCTGCAATGCGGGATTGTTCGGGTTGGTCCATCCCTTCGCGGTATAGCCTGAGATATACTGCGCAGATTCCCGTGTCACTGTTCCCAGGTATACATGCCCAAATGGCCACGTCCGCCGTATGAGATCGCAGGAAGTACAGCACTTCTCCTTCTTCGACGTTACGCCATTCAAACATCCGGGATACCCGAATACCATCGCGTGATAGTGTGGGCGTTGACTTATCTCTCCATATTCTCCGACTAGGAAATATCGTATTTTTGCCGGAGCTAATTCTTTCCGTAATCTTTTCAGCCATCGTTGCATTTCCCCTACGTGAACATTCCCATCTATTGGCAAGTGCTCGTCCGAATAGGTCAGCGTGATAAAGGCGTTGTCCGCATGGAGCGCTGCCTCTAGCATTATCCTATGGGTCCAAACACGCCGCCGATTAATGCGACAGGGGAGGCATTGGCCGCAGCCGTATGCCTTCCCGTCCTTTACGAATGGATTACCGCATTTCACGGTTACATCCTGTAGCCTATACGCATGGGCCTACTTGACCGCCTGCGCCTGCCTGCTGATCCGCGACGACGGAACGACCTTCTACGACGTCGAAAGCGCATAGAACTTCTCCTTTAGTGCCAGAAGCCGTAGCCCCTGTAATTCTGCCGATAATATTCGCCGGTGACCGGATTAAAGCGCCAGCGCTGACCTTCCGGCAGAGTTGGAAGGTTAGGGGGATTAAACGACGGATGCATGCTTGGGACAACTCGATTTCGAATGTTCCACCAAATCATGCCCGGCCAGTCATCTTCGAGCCTTTCTTGGGCCGGTCTTGACATAACGGGAGCGAGTCCGCCGCCTGCTGTTGAGGTGTATCCGAGATCGGGATTGGCGGCGGGCTCGACATGAGGGTTACCAGGAGATGTCCATGGGAGATCGAAATTTTCAATGTTGATACCCGGGACACCTGTAGAGCTTCCGCCTCGCCTACGGCCACCACCACCTGAGCCGCCTTGCGCAAAAGCTGCGCCAGGGAGGAACTGCGGAGGGAGAATTGAATTTCCTTGTCCATCGATCACCGTTGGGGTTCCATCGCTAGGGATGGGGGGCTGCATTTGCTGCCTAATTCTGGCGATTTGACTAGCCAACAACTGATTTTGTAGTTCGCGGTTTTGAAGGTCCAAATTTGATACCGCAGCCACATACTGTGCGGACTGGCCAGAAGGCGAGTTGCCCGCAGTTATAGCACGGGAGATATCTTGACCCGCGTTCACCACTCCCTGGGCTAGAGGGGAGCCTATCTGTACCGGACTGAATGACTGGGTTTGCGCACCCATCGCCACCAGCGGATGTATTCCCGCCTTCTTTGCGTCTGCTACCTTCCATTGTATCCCCGATTGAGCGAATTCCTTCTGTAGGGCGATATTGTTCGCCTGTTGCTTTTCCTGGCTTTTCTGGCCCATGAAGCCGCCTACCAGGGAGGCTGCCGCTCCGATCGCCGGTCCTAACCACGCTACCATTGTTTACCTCAGCATTTAATTTTCGAGCTTTCTTTGATGACGCGAGGTTTTTGCGCGCCTCCTTTCCCTGCTTTCCTGAGTGCATGCATTACCTCTTTACGGATTTTCCTACGAACACACGTCATAATTCCACCGGGATCACTGAATGCGCGCCTCGCTTTCGTTTGAGTTGAGAAGATACCATGTGCGGCAGAAGACAGAGTAATCCTGCCGCGAGTTCCCGACCGTGTTTTGTTGACATTGGGAGACGGGTCGGGGTGCCACGCCCGGCCATCGAGATTGACAGGGGGCTGATTGAGAATAAGCCTGGCGTAGTCAGTGTAGTCTGCGACATCAACGAGCGGCCTCGGCGCGGGCAACCGATATAGAGGGAGATCGTTTAGAGGGTCGGAGTAGGGGTTAGCGATATCATTGGTATCGCGCCCGCGCCGCCTACGTGCCATGGGTTAGGCCTTTCGTTGAGTGTCACCTAGCATAGTACACATCAAGTGAGTGTACAAAGCAAGCCCCCCATACCCACACCCTCTCCCCCACAGGGGAGAGGGCTAGAGGGGTTTGAGCTACCCGGGGGGATTACGCGCAGACCCTGCCGGTGAGGCCTGCGCTACACCCCCCTCCGCTGCCGGGGGAGCTGTGACCTGAGTAGCGGCAGGGGGCGGCGTACTGGCCGGGGCTGGGCCCGGGTCCTGTTGTGTTTGGGGCTCTCCGAGCCCACCCGCCGCCCCGTGGTCGAAGTTGTGCTCATAAGGTGAGCTTGGATCATAGTCGTCGCCGATTTCGAAGTCATCGGCTTCTTCGGGTGTCTCGAGCCCCTGTGCCTCGAGAGCTTGTCTGATGTGTTCCTGCTGTACCATTCGCCTAATTTTTAGGTGAAGGGGTTCCTGCCTTTCTAGCTGTAGCGGGGCTTCAATAGGAGTAGGGTCGGGGCGCTCCCGCCCCGAAGAATCGAGATAAGTGTCACGTTCACGCGGAGCGCGGAGATAACGCGGAGAGAAGTCCCTCGGGGT